CGAATGTAACAGCTTTTGCCATCTGTCTTTCTGTTGAATAATACTCAGCAACTTCGTTAACTTCACAGGGTAAATTAAATACGAGTTTCGCTATATTTGAGTGAAAGTTTCCACCTTCTTGAAACACCTGTTGAAGTGCTTTATCGTTAGCCAATACGGCTGCACAATATACTTCTGCTGTTGTTAAGTCCATGGCAACAATTTTATGCCCTGGCTTAGCTCTTATGCAACCCTTGACGATAGGATTATCACGAGGTATTTGTTGCATATTCATTTTCCCACTTGAAGATAAACGACCAGATGTTGTTCCGTGTAGATTAAATCCTGTACGAAGTCTGCTGTCCATATCAAGAGCAGGAATAATTTTATCTAAATAAGTAGATTTGATTTTTACTTTTTGTCTTATATCGAGAACAAGCTGTGGAACGGGGTGTTCTTCAGCTAACTGCCCAAGAACTTCCGCATCAGTTGAGTCAGCTCCAGTGCCTGTTTTCTTTCCTGTTGGTTTTAGTCCGATATAGTCAAATAGAAGGGAACGAAGTTGCATTGTACTATTTGGGTTGAAGTCTTTACCTTGTCCTTTCTCAAATATTTGAACTTCTTTAAATTCATATAATTGTTTTACTGCATTATCAATATCTTCCTGCATCAGCACCGATGATTTTTCGAGTCGCTCCCTGTCAAAGGGAACACCATTACTCTCTACATTAAGAAGAAATTCAGTTGCAGGAAGGAGAATATCACGATAAACTCCCATAAGTTTATCATTACTCTCCAACTTAGGTAAAAACCTTTCGTAAATGAGAAAAGTACAAACTGCGTCCATTGCTGCGTATTCTTGCATGACTTCGAAGGGAATCATATCCCAAGTGAAATCTTGTTTGAGTAAGCCGTTACGCTTACGAAAAGATTCTATCCAATCGTACATTGGTTTCTCATAATCTCCAAACGGAGTATATTTGAGAGCGAGTTGCTTTAGGCCGTGAGTGCCTGGATTCTCATTTAATGTGTAGTGCATTAACATTGTATCTTCAAAGTTTGGAAACTTAAATCCAAAGTGAAATCTAAAGAACGCAATATCAAACTTACTGTTATGAAATACAACTCTCTTTTTATCAAAGAGTTCTTGTAGTAGCTGTTCTGCTTTTTCATCAATACAATCTGTAAGTATGTATGCTCCATGATTTTGTTTGTAAGCTAAACTTATACCAATCATATATCCATCACGAGGATATAAACTTGTTGTTTCTGAGTCAAGTGCAATAAAATCATTCTCATGTTCTATTGCATCTTGTAGAAATTTGTGTAGCTCTTCTGTTTCTGTGATTCCAAAACAATTATCGTTATCTAACTTTTCTTGTTTTAGTTCTCCAGATATAAACTTTACGATATTATCCCTAGACTCTATCCAAGTTTTCTTTGCCTCTGGTTTAAAAGCAAGCATGGCTGGGTTAATTACAGGAAGAAACTTCTCTTCTACTATTCTACCAGTGTATTCCGTAATGGAATTAATTTTAGTAAAGTATTTGAGAGGCTCCGACCCAACTAGGATTACCCAGTCATACTTGTCGAGCTCGATGTTGATGTCAACATCACGCTTTAATACTTTTTTGACCTGAGGATTTGAGCACAGAACATAAGAATCGAACTGAATTTTATTCTCAAAAAGTTCGAAGAACTTATTTCTGCTTGGTTTACTTTCTATTAATGCTATTTTTTTCATATTTATATATTATACTAAATTTTTAACCTCTTGTCAAGTATTATTTTTTTATCCACTTAACTAACTCTTCTTTTAGATAGTCCTGGTTGTGGTGACCACTGCCAATAAGTATCGTCCATATTATGTAAAGCAAAGTCGTACTCTGTAGGATAAGAAGGTAATATCTGTCTTATAAAAGTATACTCTCTATTTTTTCCGAACTTTATTGCAAGTGCTCTATGTGACTGGTTTATATTTTGATTTGGTCTCAGCAACTGCATTCTTTTTTCCGTATCTCTAGTAACATTTAGAATTGTCTTTGTATTGTGCTTGTTCTTTAAATAGTCAGCAAGCTCAGTATTTTCTGCAAAATTTGTATTGCTCATGTCTATATGTTCTGGAATGATGCCTTTATCTTTTTCTGTTATGTGGTTTATTGGATTAGTGGTTATAGAGTAGGTATTTCTACGTCTTTCTTTATAACCATTAGTGTGTTTTATTTTTGCTGGATTAATTCTTTTCTTTAAACTAAATAATAGTCTTTCTCTCTCTGATGCTTTCCTTACATCATTATTCTTCTGTAACTCAGATATAGATTCATAACTAGTTAATGCTTCCATCATATCTTCTAACACTCTACATGTTGTAATGAGAGTTGGAATATGTTGAACTGGATAACCGCATAGTCTTCCAGCTCTTTGTAATATTGTTTCTATATTAGTAGTACGTGAGCAATAAAATAAAGATTGCAACTTGTTAAATCTTCCTTCAGGTGCTCTAAATGTATTAGTTCTATCAGAAAGGTAGAAAGCTACTATAAATACTTTGTTAATGTTATGTTTTTCTGCTAGTTCATATACTCTCGTAGGGGTAAACTTACTACTTTTGTTATCTACTCCTTCTCCATTAACATAATAAGTGTAAGAGGATTCATCAGAGTTTGATACTCCGATTACAGAGTTTTTACTATATTTTCTTAAGTTTTTCACTATCTTTGCATGAGAACTCTTATTAGGAGCTATCTGTATAAGTTTCACTCCTTCATACTCCTCAGTAATATAATTTAAAGCAGAAGATGTTAAAGTTTCCCCAAAGAGACTTTCTATATCATTATCCTCGAGAGTATCTTTTGCAGAATCTATAATCTCCTTAATACCTATATAAGTATCTCCTCTTGGAGCTAGAATTACATCATCAAAATCTGTCTCAGAAAAGTGATTAGCAAAAGGAGTTGCAGTAATATTACGAACTTCTCCTACTGCAGGTAACTCAATAATAGCTTGTGTTATTCTTTGCTTTTGAACAAAACCTTTTTTAGTGCTATGGTCTAGTGCTAAAGAATCGTCCTCGTCTATGTTTACATTAAATAATATTCCTCTACCATATTTTGTATGATATGAAGATATTATTTGCTTTAATTCCTCTAAACTACTGTGTATATAACTTTACATCATGTTTTGTTATTTTTTCATTTGTAGATTCCATTGAAGCATTAGTATTATAATTTATAAATACTTCAACTTCATTTTCTTTTTGTCGAGAAAGATATCTATTAACTACATAAGTAGTTTTACCAGATTGCATTTCTCCATTAATCATTATTCTTCTTTTCATAATTTTCTCCTGCGACTTTAGCGCAATTATATTTATTTAATAAAGATTATTTTTTAACTTTAATACTGAAGTTTCGCTGAGAGCTCCTGCATCACCTAAGTCTGGTGGTATGGCAATTGAGTAGTGTTTTAATTCTACTTTATCACACATTTCTATTACCATCTCAGTAGCTTTTTTACCAGCTTCATCAGGGTCAAAAAATATATCCACTTGTTCTACACCCTTCATTTTAAGAAGTTGTAGTTTTTCTGGAGTAATATTATGAGTTCCAAAACAACACACGGCATTAGTTAATCCTTTGTCATGTAAGTTTATAACATCATATATACCCTCCACTAATATCACTCTACCCATTATTGGTTTTATTCCACTTAATGGATATAGTGGTAACTTTACTCTTGGTGGGTGAAATATATACTTTGGTTGGTCTTTAATATGACTATTCATTCTTAGTCTGCCATTAAAAGCAACTATCTTACCCGTAATATCTCGAATAGGAAAGTTTATCCTATCCTTGAAAGGAGAGTGAATACACATAAATGCTTCAAACTCCTTATATGTTTGTTCTTTAATATTTCTTTCTGTGCCTGTGTAGGGAATTATATCGTGAGGCATTTGTAATCCTATAGACTCAGACCTTTTTCTATCAATTGTTTGTTTTACTTTTTCTCTTTTTATATCTAAATAATTACTTGGTTTATCAAATAGTTTAAATATATTACCTTTAAAACCACATGAGAAACAGTTATACACTCCTGTAATTTTATCTATTCTCATACTGGGGTTACTATCATCATGCTCAGGATTTAAGCACGACACAATATAGTCTGCGGGTGAGACTTTAAAATTAATCTTTTCTTCTATCAGTAACTCTTCTACTGTCAATGTCTAACTCCTTTGGTAATTCTTTATTACAATGTGGACATACCAAGGGTAGTCCTAGTAATTTTCTGTAAATACAATCTTTAATGTAAGAAATCGTTTCCATACTCTAATTCCATTTGGTCTTCGTAGATTTTTCTAAACTCCTCTAAACTGGGAATACCTAAATCAAGTCCTGCCTCTCTTAGAGTATAGAGTTCTCTTACATACTTTATATACGCTACTTGTAATTGTTCTTCTGTGTATAGTATCATAAGTCTTGTGCCTCTTCACCTTCTGTTCCTAATCCCATGTCCTCTTTCATTTTTTCTTTCTCTGCTGGAGTCAGTGCGGAACCTGGGCCAATCTTCAATGACTTCCAATTTACTTCACTAGAGAAACCTTTTACTTCATTGTTTCTCATTTTGGTACAGTTAAATGTCATACACTGGTCAGCAGGCTCCCAAGTTTCAAGGGAGTAAGCTGCATCGGCTGCATCTAATATACCTTTTGCAAATCTAGCCTCTCCACTAGAATCTGTCTGATACGGAGCGAAAACTAAAGTTTCATACTCTTGTGCATAAGACTTTAGTTTCTTACTTATTTCAATTTGCTCCTGCCAATCATATTGACTATTTTTGCCTGGTGCATTGTGGCGACGAACTTGGTTTAGATAATCTACGATTACGATACCAATGTCTGAACGACTAACCCTCTTATCGAGTTCGCTTTGAATTTTTGAGAGAGTGAGGGCTGGATCGTAGACTACATCTAACTGCCTGTCTTCGTGTAAAGGATTCTTAGTTAAGTTCCTATGGAACTCATCAAAGTCTCTATGTGATTCATATTCTCTTAGCAGATCGTCTCCACCCTGAAAACGATTTGCCCACCAACCAGCAACAAGATTCCATTCTTCTGTATTCATAACTTTGTCACGAATATTTGTAAATTGAACTCCTGTACTTATGGAACACATTCTCTGTAAGATAGAACGACTATCCATCTCAATAGTGAAATAAATAGCAGTTCTGCCTGAATCATACACATTAACAGCAAGGTTACAGGAAGTCAAAGACTTACCAGAACCTCGTCGTCCACCAACTAGCACTAGGTCTTTGGGTGAAAACTTGACGCTTGCGTCATATTCTGTATTAAGTCCTAAAGGTAAATACTTTGCTCGTTGCTCATCATCTTCAAATAATGTAATAGTTTGCATACTTTCTGAAGGTGGTGTAACATCTACCTTATCACTTACGTTTAGGACTATTTCTTGTAGTTGTTCTATATTTTCTTCTGCACTAGCCATAGTGACAGTTTTATCCACATAGTTATCTAATTCATCTAAAATTTCAGTTTGGGTAAATTCATTTTTTAGGTAATCGAGTAGCATGTCTGCATCTACTTCGACTTCTATAGATTCGATTGCGGATAGTTTTTCAAGAACCTTTTGGTCTCTCTGACCTGCAATAAGTTCCTCAAAAGTTGGGAGAGATTGATAATTGTCTACGTGCTTTTCCAAGATGTTGAAAACCCCTCGGTACTCATTTGGTAAATAAATTTCCTTTACCTGAGACCAAGTATCTAAATCTTGTTGTATAACTATTTGTTTTAGTAAAGCACTCGCAATATTCATAAATCTCTCTCAAAAAAAGGGAGGGATTGCCCCTCCCTGCTAAATATTGCTAGTTAGCCTATTTCTTTTCTAGCTGCACCATTGTAATCAGCACATTGTAAACCTCTTCTGGTTAACATTGTTTTCACGCCTCTTACAGTTTTGCCGATATTCTCAGCAATGTCTTCGACAGTCATTTCAGAAATATCAAGGTCAGCTAAGACGTCTGCTTTGCTTGAACCTTTTGTGTGCTCTTGCTTAGGAATAGCATTGATGTCACCACTTCTAAGTAATGAAAGAGCTTTACCTCTGATAGAGTTAACACTTTTTCCAAGATTGTCAGCGATAGCTTCTACAAAAGCGCCATCGTTAACCATTTGAATAAATGTTTGCTCTTCTTCAGGAGTGTAAGTTCTAACACTTTCTGGCTTAGGAGCTGGCTTAACATGCTCAGTTAATTCCATAGAAAGAATTTTACCTTGAATAGACTTTGCACTAAAGTGTCCGCCTTCAAAGTTTGATGCTATTTCAGCATAAGTATATACTCCGCTATTATCTTGTACGAAGTTTTGTAGAGTTGCCTCTTGGTCTTCTGAGAAAGACTTAGAAGCTGAAGCTGAAGCTAGTTCAACATCAAAACCCATTTTTCTTAGCTTAGATGAAACACTTCTTGTTGAAGTTTCTAATTCATCAGCAGCATCTGCAACCATTGCCTGTGTTACAGGACTATTATCACCAACGAAGTCCACTAGTTGCTGTGTTCTTTCGTCTGTTATCGTAAATTGTTATACCCATTTCTTGGGCTTTATTTGTTTTTGCTGATTCTATACCACTTTCGTTTAATAGAATCGTTACATTTTTTGTAAGTGTTGTCTTTGTCTCAAATCCATGACTTTGTAAAACTTTTTGAGCTGCTGCTTTAGTTGGATAGCTCTTGAGTTTACCTGTTATACAAACTACTCCCTTAGTGGGTTTATAGTCGACTTCTGACTTCTCACAAGTAAATGAAAAAGGTAACTCGTTATACTCATTTGGATAAAAAACATCTTCTAACCAGTTATTTAAATTCGACGCCGCTTTAGGACCGAGACCACTATCTATACACTTTTGGTAGGTTATCTCTGAAATATTCGAGACCTGTTTGGTCAATTTATTAGACGCGCTCCGTCCTATCAGCGGTATCGAAAAAGCTGGAAGGAGTGTAGTTAAGTCTGCTGATTTAGAGTTTTCTATTTCAGCAAACAACTTCTCCCCAAGTTTTTCCGAATCCAAAAGAACTACTATTTCATCTTCGCATAAAGCATAGATGTCATGATAGTCCTGAAGTTCTAACTTTTCGATTGTTGCTTTTCCTAAACCTTTAATACTTAAAGACTTGGCAAAGTGTTCTATCTTCTTAGAACCTTGAGCAGAACAATTTGAGTTTCTACAAAATAATTGGTCGTTCACAATATCTAACTCTGTGTTGCAAGCTGGACAATGTGTCGGTATAATTATTTCTCTCAAATTCTGCCTCTCTTTCATTTTTATAATTATATTATACTAAAGATTTAACCATTTGTCAAGAACTATTTTTTGGGAACTCCCTCAAAATAAGGGAAGAAATTTTGAAACACTCAGTATGCCCCCCAAATTTTTGCTTGGGTTTATAACTGTCATGTTCAAACTGTTTGTGAAGGGCTTGCTCTATTTTCCAGCAGTTGTAGATGGTGTCAGTATATGTTCTCTGGATTCGTAAGTCATACCCTTTGAATCCACGACTTCTTTTTATTACATGACGCCAGTCTTTTCCACTAGCAATACCTACTTTGATACATTCTCTTTCAAAAGTTCTTTGGTTAACTAGAATAACTCCATACAAAACACCCTCTCTTTCTTTTTCATGAGGGTGATTGTCGAAGTAAGTTTGATTATATACTCCACTCATGCAATAATGAGAGGAGTGAATTGACGAAGTAAACCTGAGCCTAATACTAACATTGCAACTGCATTTAATATTATTAAAGCTCTATCTCTCCAAATGAGAGCTACCCATAGCCACAGCGTGACTCCTATAAAAGATAAAGTTAAATCTGCTAAAGGATATAGTCCTTCTGCTCTAAACATCATAGCACATAGTAGTATAACTGAGGCTACCCACTTTACATACCAATCTAAAGTTTGTTTAGGAGTTGCACTCTTATATATGCGTTTGCTGTTCTCTATCTCTTTCTTTGAGTATTTCATTTAGTTCTTCTATTCTTTGATATAATTTGTATATTTGTTCTGTTTGTTGTGCTATTTGTTGTTTTAGCATTTCTATTTCAGTCATATAGCCATTCTCCTATTTTCATAAACACAAAGGGTATTACTACCACTGCTACAAAGAATAACCCTAAAAATGTTAGGGCTTCATTTACATTTGCAAATGGTTCCATCATTAGTCTACTCTCCTTAATACTTGTGGTATAATTTTACCAGCTCGTATTACTTCTATCTTACACCCGATTTTTAAATCAAGTGCTTCAATTATAGATTTGTTATGTAGGGTAGCTTTTGATACGGTTGCTCCTTCAATGTCTATAGGCTCAAAGTGGGCTACAGGAGATACTGCTCCTGACTTTCCTACTTGCCATGTAACATCTTGGAGGACAGTGACTACTCCTGTTTCCTGTTTCTTAAGAGCAAATGCTCCTCTGGGGTGATGACTGGTATAGCCATAGTAATCAAACCTATCGTTTTGTGCTATGCGAAATACCGAGCCATCTTGTGGGAACTTTGTGTAGTCACTATCAATGGCAGTTTCTAAACCAAGATTTGAAACAAATCTCATGTCTGAAACATAGTTATCTGTTGGATATGGAGAGACTCCATGTGCTATAAATGATAAGTCTCTCTTCTTAAATTCTG